CTCCAGCGTTGTTGCTGGCGGTTCCGCCGCTGCACCGACCTTGACCGGGGACGACCTGATTGACTTGGCGGAATCCCTCGACGACGCATACAAGAGCGGGCCGGGCGTGGGCTTCATGATGCACCCCGTGACCATGACGAAGATTCGCAAGTTGAAGGACTCGACGGGCCAGTACCTCTGGCAACCGAGCCTGCAAGCGGGCGTACCGAACACCTTCTACGGCTTCCCGGTTTATCGCAATCAGAACATGGCAACCAGCGGGGCGAACGCCCGTATCGCCGTCTTCGGGGATTTCTCGAAGTACCTCTGGCGAAACGTCATGGGCGTTCAGATTTACCGTCTGGATCAACTCCGCATCCGCAACGGCCAGATCAGCTTCCTCGCCTTCGCCCGTGCGGACGGCAACTTGATCCAACCGAACGCCGTGAAGTATTTGGCCGCACCCGCCAGCTAACGCACCCTGAAAGTCGGGTTTATTCTCCCTGACTTGACCCCGACCGTTGCCCATGCGGTCGGGGTTTTTTCACGTCCCGAGACTACATACCTTCATGAACACGCTGGAAATCATCACCGACAACAACAACCTCGTCGTCCCGCTGGACGACGTGAAGACGCACCTTCGTTTGAACCACGACGACGAGGACGACGCCCTTACCCGCTACCTTCGCACGGCAACGCAGATGTTCGAGGCGTGGACGGGGCGAAGCGTTCTCGCACGCACCTACCGCCAGCACGTCCACTACTTCAACAGCACGGTCTACTTGATGAAAGCCCCCGTGCGGGAAGTCGTCGCCGTGAAATACTGGGACGCCGACAACCAGCTTCAGACCGCCGCCGACTTCCACGAAGACACGATCAGCATTCCGGGTTCCGTCTGGTTCGACACCTACCCCGTCACCAGTTCCACGAAACGCCCGAAGGCGTTCGTCGAGTTTGAAGCCGGTTGGGACGCCGACAAGGTTCCCGAGGACGTACAGACGGCAATCATGCTTCTGGCGGGGCATTACTACGAACACCGGGAAGCGTTCACCGACGAGAACTTGACCGCCCTGCCGATGGGCTTCCGGGCGGTCTGTGACCAGTACAAGACCGGGCTTATGGGGCCGTGGTCGGTTTCGTAGTTCGTCTTGTACTTGCTTGGGCTAATTTTCTGGGCCAATATGGTCCGAATTTTCAAATGGGGGCATGATGGCAGCGGGGCAATACAAGGATCGGCTGACGTGGTTGAAGCGAACCGTCACCAAGAACCCGAACAACGGGCAGGACGAGGAAACCTTCACCGTGAACGGTTCCCTCTGGGGTTCCGTTGAACCGACGACCGGGCGGAAGGCCATCGACTACGGGGCGGAACAGACCGGGGCCGATGCCACGATCCGCCTTCGGAACTACCCGACCGTATCCGCCCTCGACCGGCTGGAACTGCCAGCGGAAGGCGAACTGTGGGTCATCGACCATGTGCGACGTGGCGACAACGAGCTTGTCTGCGAAGTCGTGAAGTATGACGACCTGAACCTCGGGGGAACATGATTCAAACCCGCATCGAGCTTGACCTGTCGAAGCTGGACTACGTTCGTGGTTCCGGGGCGAACAAGGCTATCCGCATGGGTTTCAACAAGGCGATGGTTCCAGTGAAGGAAGCGGTCATCAAGACCGCTCCCGCCGACAAGGGGAGCTTGAAGAAGTCCATCAAGATCAAGGTGAAATACTACAAGTCAAGCAAGACGTGGGCGGGAATTGCCGGTCCATCCGCCAAGTTCAAGCGAAGTGGCGGGAAGATCAAGCGGGGCAAGAACAAGGGCCAGAAGCGGACGATCCGCCCCGCACGTTACGCCCATGTCGTGAACTGGGGTTCTCGCAAGATGAAGGGACGAAAGTTCCTCGAAGCCAGCATGTCCAGCACGAAGGCGAAGTTTGCCAACGACCTAGCCGAGTTCATCAAGGACAAACTCGCCGAACAACTCAACAAGAAATAACGACGAGAAGCCTAAATACCCCAGACTCATTTACCAAAGGGGGATATATCGCAACGATTGGATTTACCGCAAAGCTGGAACTGGACAACGGGGGCGGGACGTTCGCACTCATCGACGAGGCGACGATGATTACCGTTCCCGCCCAAGAAACCACGACCGTTGAAACGACTCACTTGAACCTGTCCACGCCGATCAAGACGTTCACGCCAGGCTTGACCGATCCGGGCGTTCTGAGCTTCGAGGCGAACTACACGAAGGCAAGCTACAACCAGTTGAACGCCGTCCGTGGCAAGCTGAAGGACGGGGCGAACCCGATTCCGCCCACGGGCAACGACATCAGATGGCGGATCACCGCCCCGGACGACGGAAGCCCGCAAGTCTTCACCTTTAACGGCATCCTGACGAAGCTGGAACTCGGCTTCGAGACGGAAGCCGTGGTCAAGATCAAGGGCGAAGTCAAAGTCAGCGGTTCTATCACCATCGCATAAGGAAACCATGCTACGAGAACAGATACTCAACATCCAAGACCGCAAGGTTGAAGCCGTCGAGGTTCCCGAATGGAACACGACGTTGTACGTCCGCACCTTCACCGGGGCGGATCGGGCAAAACTGATGGCGTTGCACAAGAAGCACGCCGACAACCCCGCCGAACTGAACACGCATCTCGTCTTGATGGCCGCATCGGACGACAAGGGGAACCCGATCTTCACCGAGGCTGACTTCGATCAGTTGAACGGGAAGTCCGCTACCGCCATCGACAAGGTAGCCGTCGCCGCCCTCAAGTTGAACGGGCTGGACGCCGACAGCGTACACGATGCAAAAAACGCCTGATGGCGGAACCGGAACTGATGTTCGAGTTCCGCCTTGCCCTTGCACTGGGCCGCACCGTTGCCGAACTACGCCAGACCGTCAGTTCAACGGAACTAACCTACTGGATTGCCTTCAACCAGCTTGAACCGCTTCCCGAACACCGGGCCGACGTGCGGAACGCCATCGTCGCCTACACGATTGCCCGCAGCATGGGGAGTAAGGGCAGCACGCCCGAGGACTTCCTGCCCCAGTTCGGGGAGAAGCCCCAGAAGAACGGCGTGAAGCTGTTCGCCGTCTGGGTAGAAGCACACAATTCCCGTCAGCAGAACTGAAGCCATGATGACTAAATACCGTCATCATGGCTTCATTGGGTTCCGCAAGTCTCGTTCTGTCCACCAACGCCAGCAAGCTCGACGCTGGGTTGAACCACGCTTCCCAGAAAATCAAGGGCTGGGCGGATAAGCAACAATCCGCCTTCTCGTCCGTCTTCGGCGGTTTCAAGGCGGGGGCCGCATTCGGTGCGGGCATGGTCGCCGTGAACGCCCTCGTCGGCGGGGTTCAGAAACTCATCGGCGGGATGGGCGAACTGGCCGACCACACGGACAAGATCGCCAAGTTGTCCCGCAACCTCGGGATGCCGACCGAGAGCCTTTCGGCACTGGAACACGCTGCCGGGTTGTCGGGCGTGAGCATGGAAACCCTCGAAGCCGGTCTGGTGAAGTTCCGCCAGAAGGCTACCGGGCCGCTGGACGAAGCCTTATTCGCACTGGCCGAACGCCTCGAAGGGATCACCGATCCGGGCGAACGGGCAAGGGTTCTCGTCGATAACTTCGGCAAGACCGGCGTGAAGATGGGGACGCTGTTCGAGGGCGGGAAGGAAGGGTTGAAGGGCATGGTCGATGAGGCGAAACGCCTCGGCATCGCCTTCAACGGCGTGGAAGCGGGCAAGATTGAAGCCGCCAACGATGCCATCAGCCGCATCAAGGGGGCTTTAACCGGACTCTGGCGACGGCTGATGATAACGATGGCTCCCGTCATCGAGATGGTTTCAACCAAGCTGACGCAAGCCTTTGAATACTTGATGCCGGTCTTCGAGAAGGTGTTCCGGGCGTTAAGCACGCACTGGGGCATCATCATCGACATCCTCGGCGAAGTCTTCGCCGCCATCGCCGAAGTCATTCAATCCGTGGTGAACTGGGTATCCGAACTGTTCGGACTCCAGAACGTCACGCTGACCGTGGAGGAAGTCGTTACGGGCGTCTGGCGGGCCATCGCCATCGGTGCGGCTTACGTCTGGGATGTCATCAAGGCGGGGGCCGGGGCGGTTGCCTTCGTCGCCGGTCTAATCGTCGAGGGCTTCGGCTACGTCGTGGAAGCCTTCAAGGAAGTCGTCAGTCTCGCCAAAGAACTTCCCGACGCCATTCGCCCGGACTGGATCGACAAGTTCGTAGGCGACGTGGAGCGGTTCGAGCGAACCGTGAAGAACACGGGCCGCAACATGCGGCAATGGGGGCGTGACGCCATCGGCAACTTCGGCAAGTCGGCTGATGACGTTCGCCGCTGGTTCGACAACCGGGGCAAGGGCAAGGATGCCGCCCCGGTCAAGAAAGCCGCCGTTCCCAACATCCCTGAGCAAAAGCAAGCGAGCTACACCGCCGTTGCCGCCGCATTGAAGGGCAGCAAGGAGGAAGCCAGCATCCTTGCAAGGTTCAAGTTCAACAACTTGATGAACCCGCAACTGGAAGTGAACAAGAAGCAACTCGATGAGGCGAAGAAGGCGAACCAGCTTCTCGGGGATGTCGTGCGAGCCTTGACCGGCATGAAGTTGGACTTGCAAGTTTTCTAAGGGGGACTGTTGGCACACGAAGTAAGGGAAATCAAGCGGGAAGGGAGCATCGACGAGAAGGGCGTTCGCCGCTACGTCCGCACGTTCCAAGTCCTGACCGACGACTTCACCCTCGGGCCGGGGCTTGTCGCCACGCTAGTTCCGACGCAGTTGTACGAGAGCTACAACCTCGGCACGGGCGAACAGGACTTGTTCGCCATCCTGAAGAAGAAGGATGCCCGACCCGTCGAGGGACAACTGGGCATGTGGGAAGTCGTCTGCGAATACGACTCCGCACCGCTGGACTTCGGCACGCAAGGGGGACAATTGCCGGGAGCGGGAAGCCAACCCGGTCAAGGCAACAACCAAGTCGCCCCCGACCTACGCCCGTGGATCATCAAGCTCGGCAGCAACAAGACGACGAAGGTTCTCACGAAGGACTTGAACAACGTCGAAGTCGTGAACTCCGCTGGCGTCCCGTTCGATCCGCCGATTGAGGTTCCCGCAGCGTTCCCCACGATCAGCATTACCGCATACAAGGCGACGTTCGCCTTCAGCCAGATTTTGACGTACACGAACGCCATCAACTCGGACGCATGGCAGGGGTTCGCCCCACGTCGGTTACGTTGCATCGAGTACGCCGCCACGAACCAGTACGAGAACGGGGCGTTCTTCTGGCAACTGGACGTGACGCTTGAGTACAACCCGGATCAAGACTGGAACCCGGTCAAGGTTCTGGATGCGAGTACGGTCTGGCGGGAGGAGAGCATGAAGCCGCCCGCACCCATCGAGGTAAACGGCGTTGCCGTGACCAGTCCGGTTCCCATCTGCAACGGCGTTCCGGTTCCCGCTGGCGGGCAACTCTGTTACTTGGACTTCACCGCCTATCGGGAAGTGGCGTTCGCAACGATCATTTAAGGAGAACATGCCCTACGCCATCAGTGAACAGACCGCCCAGAAGTTGAAGCAACTCATCGACGACAAGCCCGGTTCTATGGTCGGGAACGGCGGTCACGTTTTCGCCAGCAGGATTGCTGGGTTCGTGCGGATCACCGCCGACGAGACGGGCGGAATCTACCCCGCCACGATCCAAGTCTATGACGTGCCGGAAGCGGTCTGGAAGACTAAGGACGACTGCCTTGTTCTGGAAGCCAACGAGAAGAAGCTAACGGTCGGGGAACGCTACATCGCCGTTCGCTACGGGATGAACTCGGTTGAACTGAAGTCGGTCTGGGTTGTGGGCGTTTCGTCGCCGGACGTGGGTTGCGGTCTGACCATAGGCGATGACGACGACAACCGCTTGAAGGTGTACACGCCCGACATCGCCGGGCAGGGACTCAACCACGATGA